TAAAAGCATATTCTCCTGTTGCATTTGTAGCTGGATTTGTAAGTTGTAAAGCACTAGCAGTATTACTAAATGTTGTATTTGTTTTTGTGCCTTGAAATGCAGGGCTATCTAAATCTTCTCTGTCTTGCAAAATAACTTGAGTATCAACTAAATCAGGTAAGTCTTGAATTATTGAAGTTTCTCCAACACTAAAGTTTCCTTGATCGTCCTGAAATTTTAAAATATACTCTCCCTCTAAACTTGGTAATACTACATCTGTGGTATTACCTGCCAAAGCAGTAACAAGATCAACAGAATTTTGGAACGTACCGCTTCCGTCCGTCAAATTACTGTGCCTCACATAAACCCGTCCTCCGTGAAGAACATCTGGATCAACAGCTTGAGTCCATCTAAGTCTTACCAACTTATTAGTTATTGGCTCGATAGATAGATTTTGGACATTAGCAGGTGGATTTGTTTTACCTACCGCATTAAAAGTAAGATTAGTAGAAGTTGTTGAAAGTTTTAAACCTGAATTGTAAGAAAAAACTTGAAACTCATATGTGCCTGCCTGTGTATTAAGTAACTCAAAATCTGGTCGAAAAACAATTTCATTAACCCAGTTTGTGTTATTAAATCTATATTGAACAAGATATTGACTAACTCCTGTTACAGAAACCCATGAAACTATGATTTTAGGAACTGCCAAAGCATTAATTACAACAATTCTTTCTGATGCCTGTAAATTAGCTGGAGGATTTTTAGGTTCATTTAATAATGAAATATTTCTTGCAGGTAAAGTTATCCCCTGTTCTATATTTGCATATTTGCCATCAATATAAGTTAATCCTGTAATTGTAAAATTAATACCATCTTTCTCCTCAACTGAAATAACTCTAAAAGTTTGCGCCTCTAATGAGGAACTTTGAAGAAGCCAAACACTATTAACATTAGGTGTTGCGGATAAAGCAGAATCTAAATTTATTACACCAGATGATATTTGTCCTACAACATTCTTTGTTTCAACAGTACCATCAGGCATAATTACACTACATTTTCTATTTGAACCGGTGTAAGTATTAAGATCTAAAATATTGTCTACAGTAATTGAGGTTGTTGTTGCTGATTTTATACGACCTCCTCTTCTTTCTCCTCCTCTAACAGGATCATTAACAGAAATAACAGAACCAGGTCTAATTATTGCGCCTGATTCAAGTGATGTTGTAAATGTTATGACCTCAGTTTCCTGTTGCTCACTGAAAAGTATTGCTTTTCCAAGCCTTTGGGCCATTCCACGAGAAGTGCAAGCGAATGCTTTTACATCTCTTTTAATTATTCCTAGCTTACTTTGAGCAGATGTATCTTCTACAACCTCATAATCTATTTCTCTACTATCCATATTAAAATAACTGACCGATATAACAGTATGGCGTTGTTTTAAACTGCTGCCTGAATAACTAAACCCATTCTCACCTACGTTAGCCAAAGAAAATAAAAAACTTGTATCAGTAGGTCTATCTTGCGATAGGGTCACTGAGCCTTCTGACCAAATAGGAAAAGCTCTCATCACCCCAGCAAGCTCATTTATTAAATCAAAAGCCTCGCTTGAAGATTGAATATTTACATTACAACTAAATCTTGCTTCTTGACCACCAAAACCATCATCTACTAATTCATTTGCATACTTACTAGCAGCAATAAAACTAAATAAATCTAAATTGCTATCCAAAATATGAGTACCTAAACCATATCTTTCAGTAGTAAGAAGATCAAGTAATATTAAAGCTGGGCATGAACACCATTGAGCAGCACCCATTGTTCCATTAAATATGTATCCACTTGGATAGACTATTCTTCCTGTTTGTAAGTCAACAGTAGGAGTGCCAGAGCTAGATGCACCTGCACCAGGTATTCTTACCTTTACTCCACGAATACGATAAGATCTTTTTGGTATTGAATTAAATTGTTCAGAATCTATTCTTAAGTTTGTATAAGCGCAGTTTGGATAACTTTGCTTATCATCAACAATTTCAGAAATACTTGTCCATGTAAAAGCATTTACAAGTTGTGTTGATGAACTATCTGCTGTAACTCTTACAACTCTTACATCAATAGGAAAAGCTCCTGTTAAAGTAACACGATATTCTTTCTGATAAGCATCAGCAGTTCGACCTGTGACCGTATCATTTATAACATCTGTAAAACCCCCACTATTATATTGAACTTGTATCTTCAAACTCACAGATGTACCTAATAAGTCTCCCTCATCAGTAGCTCTTTGTAGCTGCGGAAAAGTAATTGTTACTTTTACTGCATCCACAGATGTATTAGTTATTTGTCGAGTAACAGGTGAGGAAGTTGTTACATTAACACCAACAGCAGAAGTTGACTGACTGCCTTCAATACCTGGTATATGAGTTTGATTTGATGTTCCAAAACGAGGTGTAAAACCTACATTTTGAAAATTAAAATCTGCTGTTTGTGGATTTGTATTACTGGCACTTGAGTTAAGAATAGGAGTACCGTTTAAAAAAACATCTTTTAATGCTGCCGTGTTATAAGCCGTAGAACCTTTTGTAAGACCTGCTTTAGAGGGGCTAGCAAAACCCTCTATCTCTCCCTCTGAAATAAGATCTTGTATAGATGCAAACTGCCTACTATTTAAAGTGTCAGGCGCTCGGTATGGAGGGGGTGGCGTTGGAGGTGGGCCTCCTGATCCTCTTATAATCTTATTATTCATGCCGATACCTGATTTGTGTCAATACCTGCTGAGATCACAACTGATCCTGTAAAGATTTCTCCATAAACAATTGGCAATGTAGTTCCCGCCCGACTAGTATTCTGCACCCCAGAAAAACTAAAAGAAATTCTAGGATCTTGATCATTACTATGATCTTTTGGTTGTTCTTGTTGAAACAATAAATTACTAATACCCCCAAGAACAAGTGAAAAACCTATATTCTTAGCAAAAGCTATTGCTCCTAAATTTTGTTTTAATGCTAAACCAAAAACACCTGCGCCTGTCGCAAACGCAGCACCAATTAAAACTGCTCCTAGTATTATTCTCCCTGTATTACCACCAGCACCAGTAATAACAGGAATAATACTTATATCAGATTGTCCTATTGGATAATGTATTTCCTCCTCACCTATATCCTGATCATCAACTAAAATTTTATAATATCTACTCGACATATGTGATTCTAAATTAGGAAAATTACTCGTTAAAAACCTTATAACATCAGAAACATTGGTTATAACTGCCTCAAGCTCTTTATGACCAATAAATTCAGCTAATTCACCATATAATTTTACTTTACGAAGCATAACGATACCTCTTGCCAGTGCATTTTAATAACCACTCTGAATATGGTTCTCTACAAGATAGTCTATCTGCTAAATGGTGTAAAACCATATCCCCAAGAAAAATAGCTACATGATTTAAAGTTGGGTGCATTATAGACATTAATAATACATCACCCTTCTCTAATTTTTCATCACTTCTAAGTTCTCTAAATCCTGTTCTCCAAGCATAACTTTCAAATAACGGATCATCTAAAAATTCCTTTGGAGTCATATTTCTCTCATAATCTTTTAATTCAATATTTTTTTCTTGTTTATACCAATCTCTAACTAATGACCAACAATCAGTTACACCCCATACCCAAGGGCGGCCTAACAAATCTGGTGTATAACCTTCAGGGATACATTCTCCCCATTCCTCTGTTTTTGGATTAATGATATGCCACGGTAATCTACTATGCTCACAACTTATTCGATCAGCTTGACTTGGAATAGGAGGAGTCACCGGATGACTATGAACTATAGCAATTATTTCTCCTAATTTATCTGCATTTACATAATCCTCTGGATTTAAAATAAAGTGTTGGTGGTTTGTTATTGCTAAATTTTCACAAGGATAATACTTTTGCTTACCTCTTATGTTTAAAAGTAAACCAACAGATTCTTTTGGGTCTTGGTCTTTCGCATGAACCAACGCATCATCTCGCCAAGTCATTGATTAAACGTACCAATAGAGGGAAATAGAGATCTGGTGCATTGCCGCTTAGGCGCTCTTACTCCAGCCATATCAGTAGCTGCTGCAAGTTCAAATTCAACAATTTCTCTGTTTTCTTTCGACTTGCGATCTATAACATAAATTTTACGTCTAAATTCTGCTGTTGCATCTGGAGTGCCAAAGGGATTTGTATTATTTGGAAAATTAACTGCATCAAGAAATCTAGCCATTGTTCTTATTCTGGTTAATGTTGCACCTGTTAAATCATTACCTGCTGTAATTTTATTAACACTTACTAAAATAGATGACATCAATCCTGTTGCATTACTGATTATTAATTTTGGTCTTGCAAGTTGACCACGTTCATCTTTAAAGCCGGAAGCCTGAACAGGAAACCTAAGATATGCTTTACTTGCAAAAACTATTTGACCATTTGCATTTAAATTTGATCCAGCATGAAACCTGTAAACATTAGTCTCATTTACATTAGGCTGTCCTTGATTAGAGCCATGTAATGAAGTAACTAATTGCAATTTAAAAAGTTCAATAATTGCTGAAGGATTAATTTTCTGAACTTCATTAAATACAGGATCTGTACTCATGGCTCAAAAACCTCAGTAAATGTAGCCTCAATCGTTGGTCTATTTGGTTTATCTATTAACTTACTCCAATTCTGACATTTAAATTGCATTGCACTTGCTTCATTTGGCGGTGTATATGTAAAACTTGCTCCATCTACTGCACGAGCATCTAAAAATGTCTCAATAGTATCACTATCTGTTTCGGTAATATGTTTCCAAGTTAAATTAAAAACCTTTGGATTTTGATTGAGTCCAAATAAAAATCTTTGTTCATAACCATCACCAAACTTAACTGTTCTTATATTTGGCTTTGATATTTTTCTAACTGGGAAGCTTGGCTCAATGCTTGGAAAAGTTGCCATTATGCTAATAAACCTCCTGGTCGTTTTTCTTCAATTAGTTGTGATTGTATTGCTGATGCTATTACTTCTCCAAGCTGACGGCTTCCGTCTTCATCACCTTCAACCGAGCTACTACCAGCATCGACATTCACAGTAATATTACCAGTACCGCCTCCTTGTGCAATAACACCTAACTTTCCACCTTTACCTCTTTGTAGTGGAAGTATAGCTTCTGGTCCGGCCTCTCCCATAATGCCTAAGTTAGATCCTCCAAACTTAAACATTGTTGGTGAATTTACAACTCCTCCCTTGCGATATGGAACTATGCCATTCTTAGCAAATGCATTTCCATTTGCATTTTTTAAAAATGGAAATAAACCTGTTAATGGTGCAATAATTGCTTGTCTTATAGCAATTCTTGTCAAATCAGCCAATATCGATCTTGTTAAATCAGAAAAATTAAGTTTACCGGTCATAACAAACTTAACAAGTGCATCCTCCATACCTTGGAATGCTTTACTGACGGCTGCACCTGTCTCCTCTGCAAAACTTTTTATTGTATCAAAATATTGCTGCGCTCCTCTTTGTATTCCATTTAAGGTATTTTCTGTATTTGTGTTTGGGTTGGTGTTTGCATTTGTAGATTGATTTAAAGATTGTACATATGCATTAGGATCTAAAAGTGGCCCTATACCTGACACTTTTTGTTGTGACCCATCTTTAAATAAATCGGTTATTGATTTTAAATCTTTTTTAGCTTGCTCAGATGTTTCTTTAAAACCTTTTTGAGCAATTAAAAAAGCCTTATCAAATTGACCTACAGCTATATGATTGATAATATTTATTAAATCAACAAGACTTCTTGTCATAAATCTTAGAGAAAAGAAAGTAGATAAAGCAGCAGCACCTATTGTTTTTATAATCACACCAAAAGCATCTATTGTTCCTTTTGATTGAGCTATTGCTTCTGCTATCCTTGCAAATTCTGTTTGAAAAGCAGCACCAATCGGTAGAATATTTTTTCCTACTGCATCTTTAAGTTCAGATGTAACTGTTTTTAATCTATCTCCAGCAGCTTCTGGGCCTTTTGCGAGAATTTTTGCATTTTCGCCGTACCTAGCAAATAATGTCTCTGCAAACTTCATAAAATCTGCAAGCGTAACCTTACCTTGTTCTAATGCTTTATCTAGTTCTGCCGGTGTTTTATCCATAGAATCAGCAAACAAAGTAAAAGCACCGGGTAGTCTTTCGCCCAATTGTTGTCTCAATTCTTCGGCGCTTACTTTGCCTTTTGAAAAGACCTGACTAGTTGCTCTCATTGCAGCTTTCATATCCTCAAGATTTCCACCTGTACCTCTAATACCAGCAGCAATAGCTTGGAATACTTTTTCTGCATCCGAGACAGATTGTCCAGCACCAACTACTGATGCTGTTAAAGAAGTAAATTGCCTTGTTATAATCTCTTGTGGTATTGCTAATTCTCTTGATGTTGATAAAAGAAATTTTTGTGATTGTTCATATCTTTTTGTGTCTCCTATAACTAATCTTAAAGCTTTTCTTTGAAGACCTAATGCAGCAGAATATTCAGCAAGACCAGCAATTTGCTGTCTGACCATACCAACTTGTGCGCCGATAGCAGCACCAACAGCAGCACCAGCAGGGCCACCTACTTTAAGACCAATAGCACCACCTATCGCACCTTCTGGCCCTCCAAAAATCCCACCAGCAGCAATCGCTCCAGCACCTTTAGCAAATCCTTTTAATCTACTCTTTAGTCCACCAGCGCCACCTCCAGCAGCAGCTTGTTTCATCTTTGCATCTAATAAAGCTATGTCTTTTGTTAGTTCTTTAAACTCAAGGCCAGTAACATCGGCCATATTACGCAAACCCTGTAAAGCAATTTTTTGAGCTTGCATACTATTGATGCTATTGGCCGTAGCACCATTAACGGCCATTAATTGTTTTTTTACACTTGCTAATTCTTTACCCGATAAACCAGAAAAATTTTTCTTTAAAACTCCTATTTCTCTAGTTAATCTTTTAAAAGCTTTTGCGACCTCCTCACTACCTCCAGTTTGAAATTTTATACCAACTCTTGTAACAGTAGTGTCAGCCATATTATTTAGTTTCCTTATTTAGTTCCTTCAAAGCTTTAGCTTCCATAATTTGGATCTCTTCTAAGATTTTAGACCTTTCTTTTATATTGTAAAGGTCAAACATACCTCCTTGCATCAGAAGTACCTCATATTTTAATCCTACGAAACCTCCAAAAGAAGTAGACCATTGTGTTTGCATATTACAAAACATCATCAAGGCATCCCAATTATCTTCGTTGACCTCAAAATCTTCTTCTTCTTTTTTATCAGTTTTCGGCAGTTCTAAACCAAATGCTTTTGCATCTTCTTGGGTTTGATCTATCACTTCTTTTCCAGATCCTAACCAATAAAGAACTGCCTCTTCTAGTTTTTTACTTTATCTTCTATAAGTGATGCTGTATAAGATGTTGATACTGCCTTAAGCCAGTACGAATCCTCCATCATATCTTTTAAATTTTGGTTGTTAAATGGAATATCTTCTCCATCCTCCTCCTTCATATTTTCCCATCCAACTAGCATCATTTTTAACATTTCAAATTCTGTTTTATTATCTACTGCTTTTTGATACTCGCTGACTTTTAATCTTTTAAAAATAGCAATAAACTCGCTTTCTTCAAAAACTCCAGCATCATTTTCACTGGGTTCACGAACAACAACAGGCCATTTAAATGTTTTGTTCTTTTTTCTTATAAAAGGCATAAGGTGTAGAAATAAATATACTTCTACACTTTAGCCCTTATTTAGTATTTGTTAAGTATAAATCAAACTGAATTCATCGTTCCCCGTTGTACTAGGAACTAATGTATATGGAATTTCTAGGCTTGCAATACCATCTATGTCACCATAATTTACATCACCAATATCAACCTTACTTGAAGTAAATTGAACTATATTTCCAGCAGCAGTTCCATGTGTAAACTGCAAGTTACCTAAAGTAGTATCAACTAAAGCTGCTGCAAAGAAATCTTTTTGAGCAATAGTTGGAGCTTGTATTGTCACTGAACCAGTAGCTTGTCTATCAACCAACAAGACTTGTTTTGTACCACCTACTAATTCTTGATAAACAAGCTCATTTCCTAAATCAAAATTAACTGATTGCAAAGCACCGCCAAAAGATAATAATTGAAAACTACTTGTATTGCCGTTTTTAAAAATTAATGGAGAGGCTTGATTACCATAAGTAACTGTAGGTAAAGCAGAATCATCTGGGGCATTGTATATGCCCTGCATAGAAAAATTTAATACTGGAATTTGACCTACCTCGGCTGACAATTCTACAGTTCCTCTTGCTCCGGTTACTTTATGTCTGACACCATCTATGTTGTAGTGAATAGTTACAGAACTAAAACTACTTGAAACTGGTGCATATGTAACTTTAGTATTTGCTACAACGGTTTCAGAAAGACCAGATGCTTTTAATGCGCTTCCATACCTAGGCGCTGTACCGGCAGTTCCTGACCCGACAAGTTCGACAGCAAATGTACACTCAACTCTTGTATTTGCAAGTAACTGTTGTGATGCCCCTAAGTATGGTCTTATGAGTTCTCTACTTACAACATCGCTAGATTGCGGTGTAATAGTAAGATCTCTTACAAGAACAGCGTCTGTAGCACCTGGTGTGGGATCGTTTCCGTAGCTACTTTCCGCTTCGATTAGAATTACTCTTTTTCTTGTCAGCAATGCCATTTGTGTTTACCTCAATTGGTGTATCAGGGTCGGTTGTTTGTTGGATTAGTGTAACTTCTCCAGTTTCAGGATCTAGAAGATAAGTTCCACCTTTACCTTGGTTTTCATTACTCATAATAGTTGGTCAGGGTTGTTAGGGTTCATGATACATAAAAATTATGTAGTTAAACTATTGTATGCAGTTCGATACTCAATATCAAATTCACATGAGATAACACCTGCTCCCTCATCAGCTTCTACTATTTCAAAGCTAGTAGTTGATGGTTTTATATCAATACAAATACCACCTAAAGAAGGATCATTTAGAATTTTTGTATGTAAACTTTCTATAGTCGGATCTGAGACTTGATCAGGTATAGATCCTCTTGCTATTACTGATACTCTAATTTTTAATTCCCAAGTTATTTTATCGTGAAAACTTTGTGTATCTTGTGGAGTATCGCTTATTGGCTCAATGACTATTGCTGGAGTTTCTGCCCTTGTAAATGCTTCTACTCTTGACCTGAATATTCTTGTACTAACACCGACAGTACCAGCTAAGTTTGTTTTTATTGCTGCTAATATCCTTTCTCTTTTTGTTGCCATGTTAAACCTTAGTTAAAGAAATTTTTGATAAAGTACCATCGTCAATTTTTCTAACATTCCTAACTTTATATTTTATTTGATCTATAACTATCTCAGTTTCAAAATCTAAATTACCAAGATTACTAGTTTTAACTGTTAATTCATAATCAGTTGTCATTACTATGCCATCAGCTACAAGCTCATCTGGCTGCTCTAATATTCCTTTGTAAGAGACACCTTTATACTCAACATTATTAGAAAAATCTACAAAAAAGGTGTCTAAATCTTCAGTAAATGCCATAAGAAAAAGCCCCATTTAAGGGGCTATGTTTTTATCCGTATTTTTTAGCTGCTATAAGTGAGACTCCATATACAAATACAGGTGATGAACCACCTACAGTTTGTACAATTTTTATGAATCTTTTACACTCGTCTTTATTCACTTCAAGTGTTTGAAGTGATGCAGAAGTTGTAACTTCAGTAAAAGCTGCTCCAGACAAGTCGCCATAAGTACCGCCTGATGTATCAGAATCTTGTACTTTAATATTTAAAGTTGGTGATGATCCTGTACCAGCAGCACAGTTAAGCACTAGAAGCACATCTCCATCAAATTCTTTTAAATCAATAGCACTTGATGTAGCTGTAGCAGTTACAGAAGCAGAAGCTACTGCTGCTGTAATGTCTAGCTTTTCTAAATTTTGTTGAATAATTGCCACTTTAAGTTTCCTCTTTTTTAGGGATAGGTTTTTTCTTTGCTTTTGGTTTTGGCTTCTCTACATATTCGATAGCCTTACCACTAAGAATTAGCATACGAGCAACATTTTCTTCTACGTCAATAGAAGTGCCGACACTCGTAGGAGTGCCAGCAATCATTGTTGATCTTATTAATTCAACTTTCATATTATGTGCCGAAGCAGAATGCAGTTGGTTGTTTTATCGCAAAGTCAACATCTTGCAACGCAACAATTTTAACTGTACCGCTACCGGCTTTTGTGATTGTATCTACTGTTAGATCTAAACCACTCCACATACCTATGCAGAACTGACTAAAGTCACCAAATAAAGCATCGTTGTTAACAAGCTGGTTAGAAACAATAACTGGGTAGCCATTGATTTCATTGTTCTCGAAAACAAACTTACCTGTGTTAGATGCAACCTCAGTACTCTTTAATGCACCTCTAGCAGAAGCATTGATGATGTAGAACATGTTTGCTACGTCTGCGTTAGCAGCAGCAACATCTGTCTCCATACCGATGTACTCAGCAAAAGTACCAAATGTAGTAATAGTTTGTGTTCCTACGCCTGTTGTGTCCTTAATACCAAGTGGTTGGTTAGAAGAACCTGTACCGTAAATCGCTGCGTTATCTAACTTTGTAGCAATTACTCTGGCTATATCATCTCTAATCATTGATTCGACATCTATAGATGACTGAAGCAATAATCTTCTAGTGAATTCAACCACTCCTCCAACTGTCTTTGGAGTCATGTTGACCTGGTCGAACGCCTGTTGGCTTTCGGTTGGCTCAGATCCTTCACCAACAAAAAATCCACTTGCGCTTTGTGTCATTCTAGGAATTGCAATATTTCCTGATAATCCAGTAAGCATTGTTGGGTTAGCAGCCATTACAGCCATTCTCTTACGAAGAATGTCTATAAATGAACCAGACAATAATTCAGTCGGAACTAAGTTACCACCAGCAGTTGCTGTACCTACATTTAAGTCTCTTTGTAGAACTTCGTTAGGAACTAAAATGCCATTTGCTGGCTTGTCATAACGCTTTGATGCCTCATCAGAAACTTCTCTTTCAAATGCAGCAGCTTCTTGTGCTGATCTGTCATTAGGATTAGCTAATGCATTTAATGCTCTTAAGAAAGAAAATTTCTTAACTTCTTTCTTATCTAAGCCGACTTCATTAGATGTCATGTCTGTAGAACGAATAGGGGTGTTGTTTACTTCTGCCTTGTTTTTCACAAGATCAAGAATTGCTGCTCTAGCCTCAACAACAGATTTGTTGCCTTTGATTAAAGTTTCAGCAATTTCTTCTGCTCCATACTCACCAAACTCACGACAAAGTGAAGTTATAGATGCTGTACGAGCATTGTTTTCATCAATAGCGCGTTGAACTTCGGCTTTGATGTCGATTTCAACGGATTTCTCCGCTTCAACCTTAGTTTCTTTAATAGGTTCTTCCATAGTGCGAACAGAGGGTGATGCGGAATCATCCGCAGAATTGATCTCCTGATTAGGTGACTTATCTTCCATAGTAATACTATTACCTTGAGAGGGTGCAATCAAGCTTCTTCCGA